ATCCAACTAAATGCCAAACCTTGATAACGAAGTACATCATCATCACGGTCTAAGTATGACATCCATAACCTTGCACCTGATGGTGCTTCCCATTGCATCTTTCTTTCTGACCATTTGATACCCTTCCATATTTGAGGATATATTTCCTTAGATTTAAATATAAGTTCTCTAAGTTCTTCTGTAGTGTGTCGTAAGAGTAATCCACTGAATGATGGATGACCCATATAACGTAGTGGGTCTGCTAACATGGCATATGACTTGCCACCACCTGCTGAACCACCATATAGTACTTCTCTTTCTCCTGCTGCAAGAAACTCTGTTTGAGGTCCTGCGTTAGGTTTAAATACTACATTCTGTTCTTCTATGGGTACAGCTTCAACATCAGATACTTTTTGTATCTTAGGCTCTTGCACCCGTTCTTTCTTCTTCGATGGCTTTCGCTTTCTCGATTGCTTTCTGGGCGTACTCGGACCATTTTCGGAGAGTTCTAGCCTTGTTCTTACGTTGTTGCTCATGCATTAACCTTTTTCTTAATCCTACGTGAGATATCTCTCTACCTGTTTTCTTGGTTAGCCAATTAGCTATTTCTCTATAAGAATATTGTTTAATATATTTTCTTGCTAACTCTATGGCTTCTAATTCATATGGTATAGGGTCAAGTAAGTCTTGGTCTTCTTCATTAATCTTATAACCAAAAGGAACGATACGTGCTATTCTTGGTATCTTTACCCACTCTTGTTGGTCTTCGTCTTTTAAGTCTGTTGGCTGTGGTAACTTCCACTTACCTAAACTTCTATTCATTATTCTTTGGTGGCAATAGCATAACACCACCAGTGCTTTCTACTTGCATCTTTTCAGTTTTAACTAATCCAGTTCTATCAAGCAACTCTTTTGCTGCAGACATCTTTTCTTTTATACCTAACTCTGTAGGGTCTAACAATCCACCTACCATAGCTACTGCAGCTCTAGGTGCATTTCTACTCATATACATTTGTGTAGCTTCTAAGACTTCATCTTTCAATGATTTAATAATATCCGTTGTACTAGAAGAAGCCGAATATCCTGCAAGTTTCTTTGCAGCTACAACATCCCCACCTGCTTCATCAAATAAAACAGCTAGAAACTTTTGTTGTCTTTCCGTTAGTTCTCTACTCATGCTGGTATTTCCTTAATCATTTGTTTTTCAACACGGTCTATAAGACGTTGTGCTCTGTTAGGTGTCTGCCTATACCAATTACTATCTTCCATCTCATTTGACATATTTGCCCAATCCAAGTTTTCTACAGCAGCAATCATGTTCTTAAATTTGGATAGTCTTGGTCTACCTAATTGAAAACACATATTTGCTAATACATGCTGTATATTATTAGGTAGGTTGTCAAATTGAGAGAACAGTAAGTTACAATCTTTTATAGTTGTTTTAATGTCTCTCTCAAACCAATCATTTACTTGCTCATTTGGTATTTTAGTTCCTATGGGTTTATCATAGTACTCTGTATCCCATTCTGTAATAAGGTGACCTATTCCCCCTGTTAAATGCCCAAGTGAGCAGTGGTATGTTTCGTACTTGATGCCCTCATCATTTGCTAATTCGTCTTGTAGTTTAATTAAGTTCATTTATTTTTTCCTAAACATCTTTGCTGCTTGTCCGACCCCTTTAATCCCAAAAGATGCACTAATTGCGATATATAAGAGGTACTGATACCACTCTGGTAAAGTTGCCAATATACTAAATCCATGTTCCACATATTCTGTCATGCCCGGAATAAAAACTAAAATTGCAGGAGTTAGTAGGACAACTAAGGCAAATTCATCTTTCCATGAATCATTAGTAGCATCAGCCATCTTGCCTTCCCACTCTATTTCTCCTGTAGCTACCTTCTCTGCTACAGTTGCTCTTGCCTTTGCTTCAGCGACTTTAGCTAGTCCATCAGCTTTGGTCTTCTCAACTTTATTCTGAAACCACGTTCCAGCTAAGTTTGCTATAGGTCCTATTAGTGCTGTTAGCATTATAGTCTCCTTTTACCTTCTTCTTTTTGTTTTTCTCTTAGAGCTTTTACGTGCTTGTTCATTAAATAGTTCCCTATCTTTAGAAATGGCTTCGCTAACTTGAGATATAATTTTTCTTTTTTCATCTAAATCTTGCCGTTTTTTTAGCAATCTTTTTGGGCTGTTTAGCCACTTGTCTACCTGCTCTACTTGCCTTGCGTTTAGCAGCCGAAGTGGCGGCGTATTCACTGGAAGAAAGAGCCTTAATTGCCGCCGTAGGTAGATAACGTTCACCTGTAGCCTTTGACCCTTGTGTACTAGGCTTACCACTTTTAGTTCTCCACTTTTGCTTTGTCCAATTTGCTAGTGACCTTTGTGGTGCTCTCATATGCTTCCTTAATCTCTTCTATTGTTCTGTGGCATCCTATACAGATATCATCTTGTAATTTGCAGACACCTATACATGGTGTCACTTTTTGCCTATACTTCTTAGGCTTTCCATAACTTTATCTATATCAGGTTCTTGTCCGTTTGGATTGTAAACACATTTATATTGTTTAGGACACCAACTCTCAACCATCATTTCATAAGTTTTGTTACCACCTAAATATATACAAGCTTGTTTTCCTGTAAGTTGTGATTTAATTCTTTTTTTTAATCTACAAGTTGTATACTTTTTTTCTTTTAGTTTACCTTGATTTCTTAACTGCTGTTTTGTTAAAGGTTTCGGTACATATGTATAACTATCTGCTTTTGCTCTATTAGACCAAACAGAAGCTAGTAATAATGCGAATCCCCCTATTATACATGCAACTAAAAGCCATGTCAAGGCTTCTCCTATTTGCCTTCTCAACTGTTGTTGTTTATAGACAGTCTCTTGTCTTTGTTTTCTTATCTGACCTTCCATAGCGAGTAACTCATCATAAGCTCCCGGTCCATGTGTCATATTTAAAAATGTCTTGAGTTCATACCTTTGTTCCTCAAGTTTCTTCTTGGCTGCATACGCTGCCATTGCCGCTTCTTCGATAGAACCTGCCTTAAACAGTTTGCCAAACAACGGAGGATTTTTAGCTTGTTTCTCAGCATTATCAACATCACTAACTGCTCCCATCCATCTGCCAATGTCTCCCGACATTTGTTCTATGTCTCTCCCTACTGCGAAGCCTTGTTTAATTGCACTAAAGGCTTTACTTGCAACACCTACAGCTAGTGATATAGTTACTGGGTCCATTTATCTTTTCCTTATAGGCTTACAGTATGCAGTTATTTGTAAATTAGGTCCTTCCTTTTGTGGTATTGAAGGTTGCTTGTGTAATCTCTCTGCAAAGTACAAGCATCTATCTATATCATCGAAGGTTTGTGTTTGGTCTACTACTCTTAATCCCATCATAAACACAAGCACAAACTCAATCATTACCTTTCTCTGCTACCACTTCTTCATGGCACTCACAGTTACATTCTTCACAATCACATTCATAACATTCACAAGTGGCACACTTCTTTTCGTTATCCACGGTATCCTCCACCTGCTTTTTTATAGGCTGAT